TTATCAACTTTATCTCTTTCTTCATCAGTCCAATCTTTCTTTGCCATATGATCTTCGATATTTACTTTTTCATCACGACCTAATAAAGTTTCTCTGATTTTGTTCTGCCATTTTGAATCACTAATTTCACCATTCTGGTCTAATTGAACAGGAATAAATACTTGTTTCTTTTCATTGTAGATTTTAAGTGGTGATGTTTCTAAGAATGCACTGTTATCATAATTTGGAAAAGTACCTTGTGGGGTTTTATTTTCCTTTATGATTAAAGTAAAGTCCTTACCTTTTGCGAAATCGAAAACATTACATGGAACTCCTGATACTTCACCAGTATATTCTAAGTTAATTTTTTCTTTTATTTTGTAACCATAAGAAAATACCATAATCTTTCCGACCAATTCTGGATGTTGAACATCTTCCAGAATCATTACATAACTGTAATATTTAGTATTTCTACTAATCAATTCTGCTTTCTCAACATCAGCTTGATTCTTGGATTTCTTTAGTTTCCAATACTGAGTACAAAGTTCACATTTCTCTTTGTAATTTTTTTCGCAATCGTAATAACCAACCAATTCTGGATATGAATCAAATGGACCTTTAGCTACATAGTGAACATGCTTCTCTATGGAGGCCGGACCAATCTTACCACCTCTGGTTGCATTTTTTAGAAAACGAATTCTTGATTTGTAACCCACCTTTGGGTCTGAGGCCTCTTCCAGTGTTGGACGATAGAGACCGTCTTGATTTTTAGTTCTCTTTTGAAGAAAACTCATTTCTTCTTTTTGTTGATCTGGATCAGATTCGAACAAAAATTTGTCATCAAATTCCTTGTATTCCATACATGCTTTGATTGTTTTTTGGAAAGCCTTTAAAGTCTTTCATAAGTCATTAAATGATAATAAAACTCAAACTACTTTTAATGCCTTTAAACCTTTTATAATATCGTTGAAAAAAAGTTTCAAAAATATTATAATCGGCTTAATTATATATTAAATTGTTGTAGTCCAAATCGGTTTTTTTATCATTTATTTTCATTTATTTTCAATATTTTTGAATAATATTTATCAACAAAAGATTTTATAGCTATATCATGATGAAAAGCCATATCATACTTACTTATTTCGTTTAGTGGAACAAATTTAATTTCTTCTATTTCTTCGTTTTTATGTTTCTCGACATAAAGAGGAAATGTAGAGGTATCGAAATTCAAAATAATTCCATGTCGTAAAGCGATATTTTGTCTATTTTCACTTGGATTGGTATTTACGAAAAATGGTTGTTTTTCATTATCAAAATAAATATTTTCTTTGTATTCTGTAATAAGAAAATTGGTCTCTTCATAAACTTCTCTTACTAAACATTCCCATCCATTTTCATCCCAATCTATATAACCACAAGGAACACACCATTTCAAAGGTTGATCCATTTTTTGAGATCTTTTTTCCAATAAAATAAAATCTTCATGTGTTTCAATGTTTCTAAATATTAAAATACCAACGACAGCTACAGATCTTGATAACCAAATAGGTTCACCAGATACATCCACACATTTATTTGGTGTATTTTTAAATATATTTTTCATTTATTCAAATATGATTTAATTTGAATAGATTCTTCTATTCTTCCTCTTTTTTCCAATTCTTCTATGGCTATTTCAACCATGGCTTCTAAGAAATGTTGTTTAACCGTTTTAACTGACGAATCCAGATATATGTCTTTATTTTTTATATTCGATAAGCATTTTGAACAGAATTCATCATAAGTTAAATTAAAATCATTCCCACCATCGTTCTCCTTGATTATTAAAGAAACATCATCTTTCATTTCATTAAATATTTTTCTATTTTCTACTAAATCATCAACTATTCTATCCATTATCCATTGATCCGTCATTTTTATTATAGTTCGTTTTTAGCTTTAATAAAAGCTCACCGATAATGATATTAGTATAAAAGAAAATCATGTTAGTATCGGTATAATCCACCTCTGGATGCCTTTTGAAGAATTCTTTATTTATTTCTAAAAAATCATGACAGAAATCATCATAACTATATTGATAATCTATTTTCGATTCTTTGAGTGTTTCATTTAACTCCAAAATCATTTTACTGAATAGTTCTTTTTTCTCAACAAATAAAGAAATAAGGAATTCATTAATTTCATCAATGGACATCAGTGGAGATTAATTTTGAAATTATATAGGATAAAAATTGTTTTGTTTCTACAATTTTAATATATACTTAAAAAAGTAAGACATTAATGGCCGTCAATCAAAATAATCAAGCCACACAACAGGGTATAATTGGACAGCAGATTTTCATCAATAATCAACAATTTTCAAATCAGAAGTATGGTGAAGTATTAAATCTGAATAATAACACCAAATATTCGATATCTCCAAATGCTGTAAAGTTATTACCACTTGTTTCTAATGACAAAAATTATGTTAAATTATATACCGAAAGAAACGCTTCAGTTAATATCGGAGATATGGTTTATATAATGTATGATGAGAATATGTCTTACGATCCTGATGATAAAAATGTTTATCCAACAGGAAGAACCATTCTTGATAGTTATTACGAATTTAGCGGATGTACAGATTGGATATATCTTAAACAAATTCAAGGTTATGAGGTAATTGACATCAATGAAACTAATAATGAAATAACAATAAAAAGATTTTATGATTCCTCATTAAATGATGTAAAATTATATAATCATTATTTATGTAAAATTTATGTCAATGAAATGAAATTTTACGGTGGATGGATAGATGGTGTTTGTTTCAGAACAGTTGAATTGAATAATACGACAGATACCTTTATCGATGTGGATATAAAGCAATGTATAGTTTTAAGTGGGACATCTTCTTTTTTCACTGATATGAAAGATAAATATGATAGTCAATATGTAAGTGTTAACTCAGATTTAACTGCCAAGACCAAGAAAATACCAATGGTGAACCCATACAAATATCAATCGAGTAATGTAGTTTCAACAGTTCAACCAACACCGACAACAAGTTATTTCACTTATAATAATAAATCATTCGGTTATTCTTATTTATATTTCACAAAATTTTACAATTCCAAAATAGAAAATGGATATTATAGTAATTGTATAATTTCTGGGGGGACAATAACGAGTGGTAATTTCGTCAATTGTAATATTTATGACGCCACAGTTCAATCAGGATCTTTTGTGAATTGTACAATAAATCCTAATACCACTTGGTATTATGGAATATGGTTTGGTAGTGGAAGTACCAGTTTTGGTCCGAGTGTTTGGTATAATGGAGTATGGAATGAGGGATTATTTAGTGGAAAAACATGGATGACAGGTATATTCAATGCTGGTGTATTTAGAGATTCAGTTTGGAAAAATGGTATATTCAACGGGGGTGGAAGTATGTTCTATACAAATAATGGAAATTTCATCAATAGTTTTTGGAGTGGTGGTACATTTAATTTTGGATATTTTAAGGATTCTATTTGGCTAAGTGGAAGATTTAACGGGGGTCAAATAGAGGACTCCAATTGGTTTGGTGGAACTTTTAATAGTGGAACTTTCTTAAATAGTTTTTGGAGTGGTGGAACTTTCAATAATGGAACATTCAACAGAAGTTTTTGGTTTGATGGGAATTTTAATAACGGGAATTTTAATAACTCAATTTGGTATAATGGATTCTTTAATAATGGCATATTCAAAACTGGATATGGGGGTGATGTTTTCCAAGTCAGTGCCACAACTTATAAATGGTATAATGGAACATTCAATTATGGAGAATTCAGAAATAGTATTTGGTTAAATGGTACATTCAACGGTGGATTGTTTGACAAAAATAGTCTTTGGAGTGGAGGGACATTCAACTTTGGTGAATTCGATGACAGTGTTTGGTTATACGGAAATTGGAATAATGGGGTTGTAAACAATTCAATATTTCATAGATGTAACTGGAAACAAGGAACATTTAACAGTGGTCAGATGGGTAAGGAATATTATATATCAAATCCATTTATTCTTAGTCCACCAGCAATATGTTGGTCTGGGGGAACATTTAATAGTGGTATATTTGGTTCAGCGATTCCAAATTCATTATCGAAAATATTTTGGTTTGGTGGAGACTTCTTTGGTGGAAGATTTTATAATTATTTATATCCAACAAAACCAACAACACAAACCTCTGGATTCTTTGATGGAATCTTTCATGAGGGATTCTTTTATGGTGATTATTGGGGAGGTCATTGGATAAGTGGATATTTCAGTAATACAGCGTATAATCATACCAACCAACTTATACCAGTATCAGTGAGATATAACTATCTATATATCGAAAACACCAATATTACCCTATAACTATAATAGTTTCTTCCATTCATTTCCACACTTATTACAAGTGTAGGTTCTCCATGTTCCTTTCCAAGAAATTAATCGATTATCTCCGGGTTTTCTTTTCCAACCTTTGGGTGGTAATCCTCTACCCACAGCATCTTTAAATTTGATGTTATTTGAATTACAGGCACTACAATTGATTTCTTCCATTTACTTATATTTATTTCTTTCCGAATCTCCATTGTAATAAATCATAATGAAGCGAAAAACCGATACTCCATCCAAACCTTGGATTCGCTAAATTATAATCAGTATTCAATCCAAATCCAATATAAGGACCGATTCCCCATTTCTTAGGACTAACTGGTTTCAATACTTGATTCTCGACAAAATAAGCCCCATTTAGTTCGGTAAATTTAACAAGCGGTGATTTTGATTCAGCGAATACTTCATATCCTTTGTCTTTTGCCCTTGTTCCGTATGTTACACTAAGTTCAATTTGATTTGTGTCAATTATGGTATTTTTCGGACTTATAACCCATTCTTTTTTCTTTTGATCCATATTAACTATGAACCTACTACTTCCACTTAATTTTTGTTTAAGACCTAAATCAGCATATGTGTTACTGAATCTTAATCCATAGTATCCACTATCTTTATTCAATATTTCTAATTTATTACCGAGAGTTAATTTCGGCATATCTATTTTAAGTTTAGTATCAATGGCTGACATAATATCACCCTTTACCTTAGAAAGTTCATCATATAATTGTTTATTGTATTTTTCAAGATCAGCTAATTTATTCACTACAAAAGATTGTTTGGAAAAATCATAAGCATTAAGCTTCTTATTAAATTCTACTTTTATAGAATCAACCATAGCTCTTCTATTTTGATCATCCAATTTTTGTTGATACTCGGCATCAGCTTTCACCTTTTTTAAGGTTGAACAAGTCTGGAAAAGAAAAAAGGATAAAACTATGATTATCGCAAAAAAGATTACCGAATAATACTTTTTTATAAAATCAAAAAATTTCAACATAATATTGTTTTTTATTTATATATACTTTTAAACGGCTAAAGTTTAATGGAATTAATATTTTGGTCTTTATTTTTTAATATATAAAGTTCCATTCATTTGAAAAATGGGTTTAAAACTTTAATATATAATAGAAAAAAATAAAACAGTATGGCTAAGAATTTAACAAACTTCAACGATTTCCAGAGTAAAAGAAAGACTATCAATGAAACAAAAGTCAACGAAGGTTTCTTGGTTGATGATGTTATGAGAGTTCCTATGATGGTTGATGTACCAGTATCTTTATTAAAAGCATTTGCTACAAAAGTAAAAAATGAAACTGGTCAGGATATTCATAATCAATGGTCAGATTCATTATTATCTGATGAAATAGCAAAATATGTTATTAGTAATTTCTTGAATATTGAGAATTTACCTGTAAATATTATAACTGGAAATAAAGCTCAGGCTCAAGGTGGTAAGAAAGGTCAGGGTCAAAGTCAGGTACAACCAGTACAAAACGCCCAGAATGCACAGAATACTCAACAACCAGTACAAGCTGCTCCAGCTCCACAGGGGGCACCAGCACCATCTACTCAGCAAACACCACAAAACACAGCACAAGTAATACCATCACAAGAACAAAAATAAAAACGAGATAAATATTATGGAAATGAATATTCAAGACTTGTATAAACTATTTGAAGATAATAATTTGTCTCCAACTGGTTCATTTGTACAACCAGAACAACCTCAAAATGGTGGTAGCTTTATAAAAATTGGTGATATTGTTGTTGCCCAATTTAAAAATCGTGAAATCAGAGGTGAAGTATTCAGAATTTTTGAAAAAGTCGGGGTTGAACATTATGATGTAAAAGTCGGAACAACTATCATTTCCGTTAATGTTAATAATATCATCGAGCATTATCCTAAAAATACTAAATTCGAAACAATAAAAAAAGAGAATATAAAGGAAATACAACCAGAAGAAATTATTCAGGAAGATAAAAAAATTGATATTCCTCTTCAAACTCAGATTAGACCAGCTGCTAAACCAGTACAACAACCAGTGGTAAAACCAGAACCTAAACCAATTCCAGTTGTTATCGTTGAAGAAAATAAGAATGTTGCCAAGGATAAATTAAAGGATATAGAAAGTCAAGTGGGAACAGGTGAGGGTGAACCAAAAAAAGTTATTCCAAATCCTAAGAGAATCGAAAAAGAAGATGAGGAAAAAAATCCTGATAAAACAAGTTTCAAAACAAACGAAACTGTTAAAGAAACCGTTAAAGTAATTGGTAGAATAACCCATTTCACAGGTAATCTTAAAATACAAGAAGTTATTGACTTCTTAGCCAAAAAGGGTATTGACAAAGAAAAATGTTGGTACTTCATAACCGAAAAAAATGGAGAAATACACCTTATTAGAAATAACGAAAAAGGATTTCAAATGCAACCATTTGTTATTAGCTTTGTTGATTTAAAAATTAAGGATAAATTAAACGAATCGAAAGAACAAATAAAAATTGTAGGAAATAATCATTTCTCAATCATATCTAACATTCCTCAGAGTGTCTATGATACGATTAAAAATGGTTTAATAACTCTTTTATCACAAACAAAGAAATAAAGATAGGATCACCCAAAGGGCGAAACCATTGGTCAATCAGTACCGTAATCTGATCATCCCACCGACCGGGTGGGATTTTTTATGCCAATAAAATTAATATATAATCAATATGATAACTTTTGAAGAATTCATTAAAGAGAATAATAATTATAATAAAAACGATTATCCTAAAAATAATCCATTATCTGATAAGACACATCAATTTCTTATTAAATGGACTTGGAATACTAAATTCTTTGAATATTATAGATCTCATGGTATTCAATCAATAGACAAAGATATTATTGATGAATTATCAAAATATCGTCCAGAACATGAGGTGAGATTGTATAGAATAATTAACGACATACATAGCGAACTAAAACATAAAAACAAATTAAAATCATATTGTAAAAATATAAAAACAGCATTAGGTATGATGGATGATGTAACTAATTATATGGATGTGAGATGGTTCAAACCGAATCAAATCTTAGTTGATACCACATTAATTCCAAATTTTAATAATTTAGATTTAATCGAAGAAGTAATAGTTCTAACTGAAGGACATTTAGATACACCAGAAAAAAATTTATTCAAAGAATGATAACCGAATTCAAAATATTCGAACAATCGGAAGATATTGAGAAACGAATGATAAATGATATGTTTTCTCGTTGTAGTAATAAAAAATATCTGGATTATATCTCTCGTGAAGATCCTGATTTATTTGTAGTTGATGATGTATTTGATGAAGATGAAGCCAGAGAACATTTCTTGGAAGATATGTATGAAATAGAGGTAACAAAAGTAGAAGATGAATATCTTGTATCCTTTGGTGAATTTAATGATGAAGTAAAAAATATAATTGGTAACAATCCTGTTTTATTATATCACTATACATCAAGTGAATTACTTAAAAGTATCTTGGATAAAGGATTGATAAAAGGATATAGAAGGACAAATTCTTTTGCCAATTCTTATTCTGGTGTATATTTAACTTCTGAAAGTGGTGGAAATTGTGTCAGGGGTTATGTCAATATGGCTAAATATCAACATGGTGGATGCGGAATTCAATTGTATATTAAAAAATATCTAAAAGACTTGGTATCAGATCCCGATGATGCTGATATAAGAAGTGGAAAATATCAATTTATTACAGATCATGTGTTCCCCAATGAAATTATATTTCATGAGGATTTTCACGCTTAATCATATTAACCTTTAAACCCTTACTTTCGAAATATTCTTTACATTTGTCTAAAAATTTCGAACTCCACTTTCCCTCTTTTGTATAATAACCCGAATAATAAATATCTTCCACTTCTTTACAATCAGAATCTATTAATTGAAAAGAGTTCATTTCATCATCATCGTGTATTCCAATATTTTCTGTGTCTTGAATATCTTTTAAAATGAGATCTATTGATATGATATATTTTTTGATATTCACAAAATCCTTTGTCGAAATTAATTCTTCTTCTTCAAAAGTCAACTCTTTTGAATATGTAAATGGTTTAGTTTCATAATCCTCTAATATTTTATTCCAATCAAAGACTATGCGAACACCCAGACTAATTCCCGGTGGTTTCTTCCTGTTTAAATATTTATTTCTTGTAGTTGATATTCGACCATAATACGAAAACATTTCATTTGAATCTGCTATTGAAATAGCATTTAATAGTGATGTAAAATGATACAATTCACGATGAATATTATTTTCAAATATTTTCAAACTTGTTATCATATCTATTATATATTTAATTATGATTTACATAATTGGAAACACATTATTTGGATATCCCAAAATGGCTGATATTCAGATAAATTATTTTAAGGAAAGCCTTATACCTTATTTAAAAAAGGTACATCGTGAAGGTGATATACTTATACATACAGGAAATATTTTTTATAATAAACAATCAGTCAATTATAAGGTGCTTAAAGACACATTTGAAATAATTGATGAAGTGTCTGGCTTTATGCCGATCTATCTTCTGAAGGGGGCTAATGATGAATTTTCGATAGATTTGATGTCGAGAAACAAGAACATAAGGATACTGAAGGAAATCAAAAAAATAAAAAACATATTGTTTATACCTTTTGGTGAATTTTTGATGACCGAAAATGACACCGAATATTTATTTTATAATGGTCAGTTAAAAGAGCCAACTGGAATTAAAAGATCCTTTAATGGGTTTTATGAAAATGAAAAAGGAAATGATGTAAATATAACCATTACCTCACCTTATCAATTAAATAAAGATTTCACATTATCACCACATGGGTTTTATGCTTTTGGACTTAATCAAAACGATGTTCGATTTATTGAAAATACATTTAGTCCTAAATTTAAAGAAATATATATTGAAGATATTTTTGAACTTTCAAATATAAATACTGAAACTATTGATTTCGTTGATTTGGTTGTGAAATCAAAGGCTATTGAAAAAACAGAAAATAAAAATAAATTGGATATGTTTGTCTCTAAATATAATATTCATAATGTTTATTATACAGATGATTATATTCAAGAAGGGAATGTAATAATAAACAACAATGAAATCAGAGATATATTGATAGACAATGCTGATGGGGAGATGGTTGATAATTTAAAAGAAATATTTACAATATATGACACCAGAAGAACCTAATAATGAAACTTATATAAAAGTAGATAGTGAATCCGGTCCACAACCATTAAAAATCGTTTTTTGCTTGCCGGGAAAAACATATTCTGATAATTTTTTGAAATCATGGAGTGAACTATTATATTCACTCAGTCGAGTTAATATTATACCAATTATATCTCAGAATTATAGTCCAGTAGTTTATTGGGCAAGAAATCTTTGTTTAGGGGGTAGTATTTCAAGAGGAATAAAACAAAAACCATTTGAGGGAAAAGTAGATTATGATTATTTAATGTGGATCGATTCAGATATAATCTTTCAATCAAACGATTTTTATCGATTATTTAGTCATATCGGGAATTATTCTATTATTTCAGGTATGTATCCACTTGATCCTGATAATTATTCGGCTGTCTTAAAATGGGATGAAGATAAACTTCTCGAAGATGGACATTTTAAATTCATAAATAAGAATGATTTAATAAATGATTCCCTGAAGAATGAATATCCTAATTTTCCACTTATACCCGTATCTTATAATGGATTTGGATTTATGTTGATAAAAAGAGGGGTATTTGAATCTATTGATTATCCTTGGTTCGAACCAATATTTAAGACCATGCTATCAAAAGATGGTTTAATAAGAGATTTTACGGGAGAAGATGTTGCTTTTTGTTTAAAGGCCAAATCGGCCGGGTTTGATATCTGGGTTGATACTTCTATTAAATTAGGACATGAAAAATCAAGAATTCTCTTTTAATCTATTCTCATAACATCATTTAATGGAATATTATATCCATTCGGATCAATCACAGGAACGAGATCACCAGTTGGATTATCTTCATCAGGAAGATACTCAATTTCTAACCAATCAGAAATTTTTGGATTGTCTGAACCATAAGCGTCTTTGATTCTTGCTGAATCTCCATCATCTGAAATTTGAATTTCATATCCACCTGCGTTTGATATGGTATATGATCCGTTGGCTATAAAAGGAACTTCCTCTTCATTATCCTCGTGTTCATTTACAAATTGATTAAAAGTAAAAATATTTTTCATATAAATACTATTGTTTTTCTTTATATATTAAAACTTAAATCCATTTTCCTAATATAATCTTCATATGAAAAGAAAAATCAAGAAATTAGAAAAAATACAATCAGAAGTAGAAAAATGTACTTGTCCAGATAATCAATCTTGTACAAAAGAAGAAAATGGTAATGGTGAATGGAAAGATTATTGTTGGAAATGTCATAAATTTAAATAATCATGTATTACATTGTACAAAAGAAAACTTGGGTTGAAGAACAATACGAATATCTGATCAGTTCATTGGATAGATTAGAACTGGAATATGAAATAATAGATGTCTTACCTTTCACAGATGCCATAAAATTTGAAACTACCAGAAAAGATGTTTTTTGTTTTGGTGGATTAAAACTGGCTAGATTATCCAAAGAACAGAATTGGATACCGGGAAGTATCATGACTTCGAATCACGATTACATGGTTTATAAAGATTATTACAAAGAAAATCTTTTAAATTACGATTCCAAGATATTTAAATTTACGGATGATTTTGAATGGAATGGTGGTTTTTTTCTAAGACCCACTCAGGATACAAAAGTCCTCACTGGTAAACCATATTCTATGAAAGAATGGAAAAAGGAAAGATCCAGACTATTAAATAATCTAAAAAAAGATAGGGAACAGGGATTAATTACAACAGTTCTGAATGAAGATACTGAAATACAAGTTTGCTCATTAAAGAAAATTCAGAAAGAGTTTAGATTCTGGATTGTTGGTGGAGAAATAATTACATCGAGTTTATACCGAACTGGTTGTTTCGTAACTTATAGTGATGTGGTTGATGATGAAGCCACGGAATTTTGTAAGAAAATGATAAAAGTGTTTCAACTGGCTGGTGCTTTTGTTATGGATATTTGTTTAACTGATGACGAATGGAAAATAATTGAGTGCGGATGTATCGGATCTTGTGGTTTTTATAAATCAAATATTCCGAAATTATTAATGTCTTTGGAAGATTATTATAACAAGTAATTTTTTTATTCAAAAGTATTTATTATCTTTGTGAAATGAATACATATTTACAAATATTATTACTTCTGTCCCTTGGTCCAATCCTTCTTATATCATTCGGATTATCCATTGTCAGTTTAATTCTTTATCCATTTAAGGATAAAATTTTAAACTATTATGAAAAATTAAAATCTATGAATCTTTTGTAAGTCAACCTCTATTACCTCAGGTTTTAAGGCAATAAAATCATATCTTTTTTCGTCTCCCGTATCTTTGGTTTCTATTTGATTCATGTATTCTATACTATCATAACCATTTCTCAGAAGTATATTCTTTTTGAAATTTCTAACTATTATATTACTATTTTGTGGCATATTTTCAAGATTGTCATATAATGAATCTTCAGCTTCTGGGTTATAATAAGGAAGATTCTTTAAATATTCATAATCATATCCATAATCATAACCTTTTGCAATACCATATTTTACAATCCCCAAAACAAGTTGATGTTCTGTTAATTTTAATGTCTTATTCAAATGAAGATATACAGTTAAAATTTGTCCGCCTTCAGACGGGTTTGTAAAAATTTTTGCAATTCGTTTACTCTTTGTAAAATGAAATCCCAAATTGGATAAATAATCATTATCTGTATTTAGACCCAATTTTTTAAAATCAAAATCTTCGAACCATTTTTTAGATCCATGATAGGTGGTAATATCTCTATGAGTATTTATCGTCTTACTATTTGGAAACAATTCATGTATATCGAATTTAGTTATCATATTTTCTCTCTAATTTTCCTTATTGCTCCTAATCTTTTATTATCACTGGAAACATCCTTATCTTTCATTTCAACTGGAATGAAATCTTTTTTGATATCATCATATTTCATTATTTCTCTACCCATATCTTCCTTTATATTATCTTCTATTTTAGTAAGATATTCATCGATTTCTTCTTTCCTGTATTCCTCTTTCAGTTCTTTATATAAATTATTAATCCATTCTTCAGGTGTTTTTTTCTTATCAGATACCGACCATCCAGCCTCGTGCCTTATCAAAATTGAAATTATTCCTCTTAAATTATCTGTTCTCCTCGCGGTTCTTACATCCTGAGTTTCGGTTAGATCTTGCAATTCTTGAATTTCATCTATATAAATCAAAACATCTTTGAAATCGTTACTGAATTTTTTCAAAACAACCACATCTTGATCTTCACCCGTTTTTGGATTTGCAATAGTTGTTTTCATATTAGAAATAAAAGTACTGTCTGAACGACTACCACCCCCAGATTTTATTTCATAATCACCATATTGATCATATCCCCAAATCATAGCATTCCTAACTTGACTTTCGGATGGTTGTTTTTTATCATCAAACCAAGAACGACATTGAGCGGCAACATCATTATCTTCGGTGAAATGTTTAGAATATACTATATTAATCTTTCTTCTTGCAAATTCATATTCTCTACTATCACTAGCTTGTTTCCATATGGATTCGAGTTCTGGTGGAACACCGTTAATATAATATTTAACACCCTTTGAGGTTTCTACTATATCACCTTTCTTATAAGTTTTTTTCGATGTGAATTTGCTCTCTTTGAGATATTCTATGAATGTTGTTATCATTATATTGTGGGTTATTTTGATTTTCTTTATATATTATTTTTTTATTACAGATGTTTGTTGTAAGTTTGTAAAAACATCATTTTATGTCATTACTATCATTTGAAAAGCCAAAAAAAGTCAGGGATACGAAAATCCATAACGAAATGTTTTGTTCTGATTCGGGTATTGATGGTACATATGTTCCCAATATGTCTGAAAAGGATCAAAACAGTTGGAAAGCCAAACACATAAAGGGTGACAACGAAAGAATTGAAATTAGGAAAACCATGAATGGTACTCAAATGGTTATCGTTGTTCGAAAGAACAAACCTGTTCCTTATTCATATCAAAACAAAGATTGGTACGAACAAAAGAATTATGTAAAGATATCAATGAACGGACCACTCTGGATGGATTTTGATGAACAAAAAGAAATCCAAGTCGCTATTGATGAAGCCAAAACAATTTTGGGTATAAAATAAAATCAATAATATGAGCTCGATAACAATAAACGGAAAAACATATGTCGGAAAAAACATATGTGTAAAGAATGGTAAGGTCATCATTGATGGTCAGGATTCAACACCCGAAGGAAAAATTATCAACATATCTGTTCAAGGTGATGTTGATAATATTGAATCTGATTGTTGTGAAACAATCACAGTAACGGGTAATGTCGGAAAAATAAAATCAGACACAGGAAAAGTGAAATGTAATGGAAATGTTTCTGGAAATGTGGAAACCGATTGCGGTAATATCGAATGTGGTGATGTCGGTGGAAATATAACAGTTGATACTGGAAATGTGAAGTGTGGAAATGTCACAGGAAGCATCAAAGTTGATACGGGAAATGTAAAACGAGATGCGAGAATTCATAAAAATGTAGATTAATTTTTTTATCTCACGAGAATATTTTATCTTTGTAAAAAATAGATGTATGTTCGGTGGAAAAGCACTAAAAGAAACGAAAACTGAAAGAAAAACGACTGAGCAGTTTCATGATATTGAAAGTCGTTTACTTCCGAAATTGAAAGTGATGTTTGATACAGAACTTTATGTGCTCAAATTTTATTCTACTAAACCCGATCATGGGGATATGGATATTCTTATAAAAACCAATTCCGAATTCAACAAAAAAATCGTGATTCGTAAAGAAGTGAAAGAATATTTGAATCCCAACCAGATTGTTACCAATGACGGTACAACCACATTCGACTTCGAACAATTTCAAATCGATTTAATTCCCGTTGATGAATCCGTTTGGGAATCCACTAAATTCTGGATGGATTATGATCCATCTTCAAATCTTTTGGGTAAGCTGTTCCATAAATTCGGTCTTAAATACGGCCCAGATTCACTTCATTATCCATATCGTAGTGAGGGTGGTCGTGTTATGAAAGATATTGTAATCACAAAGGATTTCCGTAAAATGATGGAATTTCTTGGATTAGATCCCGAAAGGAAGTATCATGGATTTGATACTTTGGAAGAAGTTTACGATTGGATTATTTCGAGTAAATATTACAATACCGAATTATTCCTATTGGACAACCTTACTCAATCAGACCGAAAGAGAAACAAAAAGCGTCCAACATTCAACAAGTTTCTGGAATATGTAAAAGATATTCCATATACATCTGAGGGATACCATTTTGAAAAGAACAAAACAAAGTATCTGGATTTGATTGATGAAAGTTTTCCAGAAGTTCATTTCATGGAACAAATCAAGTCTCTGAGAAAACTTGATGAAGAAAATCAAAAAGCCAAGGAAAAATTCAATGGTGATCTCGTAAAAGAATGGACGGGATTGAAAGATAAAGAATTGGGTAAAGTAATAATGTTATTCAAATTATCTTATGATATCAAGAGTTTCGATAAGAAAACTCCTGAGGAAGTTAAGGAATTATTTTTTGATTGGTATTCAAAACAACCAAAATGAAAAACAGATACATGATGAAATTGACGGATTCTGAAATTTCACGATTAGAAAATTTAGAATATGTTATCAAAAAGAGTGAAGAATCTAATAGTTTAGATGAATTTAGAGCTTTTATTCTTGAAGAAATTCGACAATTAAAGATTCGTGAAGATGAGAATCAAATTGAAGCTCGTGTGGTGGAAATGAGTTTATTATCCACATCTAAGTCCCATGTTAAAGAAGAATCAAAACCACTTGTTATAAAAATGTGTACTGATGAAATTAATATTTACAGAAATCACTTAGATAAAATAAAAAATTGTCAACCATATGAAGTTGTATCATTATGATTCAACAAATTTGATTGGTATTCAAAACAGCCAAAATGAAAACATACAGAAAACGATTAAAAGAACTTCGTGAAAAAAGTGAACATCAACAGAAAGATTTGACGGTTATTACTCACCGTGAAGTTTTCTTTGATTTCAGGAATCACAATCCATTTCTCTTTGGAAAAGAAGCGGTCGCTTTCATGAGAAAACATTATGGTAAACTCGTACCATTGATTTTCAGTTATGGTGATACTTCCCCTTTGAATTTCGAATGTTGGAAACTTATATCAGCCCATGTTGAAAATCCGGGATTAATTACTCAACACATCGTTTTTCAATTAGAAAGCGGTGATAATTTGGTTTGGCCTCCAAGATATTCTGATACAATGAAAAGAGTATACCCACTTTTGGGTGTTCAACAATTATAAAAAATAGAATATGATCACCCATCAGTTTTACATAAAAGAAGAAAGATTGAATGAATGTAAAAAACATATTCGTTCTATAAAATCAGCCAGATTTCTTCAAAATCCATTTAAAATGGGTGATAAATATAGTATTTGTGTTTCTTTCGAAACCAACGCTGATAGTACTCAGATGGATGAAGTTCTTGAGAAATGGTATAAGGAAGATAATCCACCCAAATCAAAAGAAAAGAATATATTTAAACGAATCAAAAAACTTTTCATATGAAAATATATAATATTGATTTCGAAAAAAAATTCATCGAAAATCATTTAGGAAACTTTGATGATTTCATGGAACTTTTAGATATTCGTAGAGATATCAGAAAGACAAAAGGAGAAAATTATCTTGGAAATTTTTACATCCTAAATGGTAGATATTGGATTGATCAATTTGGACAAATCAGTAAAGTTACACAGGGATTGGATGAACTCAAAAAATTCTTCGATATTCCTCTTGTAATGACTGATGAAGAATTCAGTAACTTAATGTGTAGATATAACGAAAAAATCAACGCGATTACTCCAGAAGAACATAAAAAATTAAATTGGGATGAAATATCCAAACTCCACGAATCGGGTAGACCTTATGGAATAGGTGTTACTCGTTCAATGGGAGCATCACTTCCAGATAAAAATACACATTGTCCATATTGTGGTAAAGGATGGGACATAAATAATGTGGATGATTGTTTACATCATAATTCAACTTGGAAGTCTTATCCAATAAAAGAAAAGGATTTACATGGTGATGTATTGTATGACTTCGTTGGTCAACCACTCAAAAATTTCTGGAAATTCTTCGAAATGAAAACAAACGCTGTTTATTATCCAATGACAGATAGAGGTATAAACAACCCCAAATGGATAAACAATAACCCAGATCCGAAATATCCGACATTAAAAATAAATTCAGGTGGATATTATAAAGATAAGATAGATGAAAACTACATTTTACAAGAGGGAGATGAAGTTAATTTTCAAGTTGTTGAATGTTTTCATAAAGATTGTAACAGAAAATTTTTGTACGAAAAAGAACTCGAAAGATTCCAAGAATGTTTCGAAAAGGCTGGATTTTCTATGACAAAATTTTTCCCCATTCCGAATGAATATTGTAACGATCCAGATTGTACAATATGTTCCAACTGGTTTGATGTGAAAACAAAATGGGGTATTATCAAAATTGGTTGGAGAAAAAGAGTTATCAATATTGATTGGTCAAAAATCGGGGAAGTTAATGGTTTAGCAATCTTTTCTGATCAAGATGTAACAAAAAACTCTGATTCTATTCACGCGTGGGGATGGGAGAAATGTGTTGAATATCTTATTAAACTCAGGGAATCATTTGAAAAAAATTTACAATTAAATTAATCATAAAATGACATTAAAAGGAAAATTGGAATTTCTTAGTTTATTTGACCCCATCAAACTTTTTACTGATGATGGTGAAATAAACCTTTGGGATCATTACAGCAATTTAATGATGAATCTCAACGGAAAAAAATCGTCCATGATAAGTGGAATGAATAATTTGACGGTAAAAGAAGATGCTGAATCCGAAAATAAACTCCGTTATGAATCAGAGGGAGTGGGTGAAGATAGGACTTTACTTATTCTTTTAGAAAAAATTGACGGATTTGGAATGTCAAATCTTTGTGCGTATCTCCCTGAATATTTTCAGAGATTAAACGGAATGAATGTCATTGTCGAAATTGAAGATAACTTTATCTCGATAATTCATGACCCCGATGAAAAAGTTTATGAGATCAATTACACGAGGGGGAATTCATGTAAAATTCCAGATGATGATGTGAAAACAATTTGTAAGCCGGGTGAAAAAGATTGTTGTATATTCTTGTCAATGGCTTCGGGTGGGTTTGAATGTCAAAAATTCGATTCGAGCACTTGTCGTATGTTACTTGATAGACATTCTAAAGGTACTATGAGGGCGTCCAGAATTGGAAATTGTATGATTGTTGGTCGAATTGGTGATTAAAAAATTATTGAAATGGAAGAAAAAAGAGAATTAAGAATGTATTTTTTTGTGATGTATAACCTGAGTCCCATTCAACAAGGAATACAGGCTGGACATTGTGTAGAAGAATACGCTGATAAGTTCGGTCAGAGTGAACTATATAAAGAATACAGAAAACACAAAACTTGGATTATCCTCAATGGTGGCACATCTAATAGTGGATTGGTCATACCAAGTACTACTCCTTACACCGATCAAACCAAATGGGGATCAATGGAAATATATGAACAATATTTACTGGAGCATAATATTCAACATTCATCGTTTCATGAACCTAATTTAAATGATTCCCTTTCTGCCCTTTGTTTTATCTGTGATAACAAAGTATTTGATTGGGAAAACTTTCCTCCTTTTGAAAAATGGGCTGTTTCTAAACACAGTTTCGATTCGATTGAACTGGGCATTCTCCAAAAAGGTGTTCCACCATATTACAATAAATTCAACTCAACTGTAAATAAGCTTTATAAGAGATGGGTTCGACTTGTGGGGGGTGAGCAAAACGCCAAATTGAAAGGATTGATTCTTGGTAAAAAATTAGCATAATGGTAAAAGAAAGAGTAGATATATTCACAGCTTCTGATAAAATAAAAAGTGTTATTGACTCGTGTATATCAAAAGAACATTTTGATGGAGTGGAAAAAATGATACGAAACTTTCATCGTGTTTATGAAGATGATCCTGATGAATATAACTGTACTGAAAGTTTAACCCAATATTTAATACAACATAAGTCATGAAAGACAACGAAATTCACAAGGGATTACCAGAAGAAGAAATGAGAAATTTCATTTCTATAAGTATTTCCGAATTATTGAGTCCATCCGAAAAACCAAAAATAGCTACATATGATGAATCTGATCCTTGGAGATGGCACATTGAAAATCACAAAAATGAAATCATTTTTTCTCAGAATGAAATAAACAGATTAGAAAAACTAAGATCTGTTATCACCATCATGAAAATGAAAGGTTGGGAAGAAAATGATTGTTCTGATCATGTTGAACGCACAATGAACAATGGTCATTACAGAAACTTCATTGGTACAGAAAAGGAATTCAAAAAATTCATGAAAGATAATAATTTTAAAAACTAATTATTTCTTTGATGTTGTTTCTGGTAAAATTTTTCTAACATAGAGATCAATTTTATCCAATATAGAACTACTAAAAGTATATTGGTCTACATTGAAACTTCCATCAAGATTTCTAAATTCTTGAATTTCACCATTCTTTAAGGATCTAACTTTTTTAGGAGCGGCATAATCATATGTATCTTTCCAACTAATCTGAGTATAGTCTGAAAGTTTATTCGATGTCATAAATTCTATAAATTCATCAGCAATTCGATTAGCGTACTGATCAGCTATTATTGATTCTCCATTCACTGCATGTTTGGATATAACTCCAGATAATTCATCCCATGATGTTTCAGGACATTTACCACCTCCCTCATTCTCCTCAAAAATACACAAATCAAGTTGTTTATCTAAATCCCCCGGAATTCTGGTTGCATCAACAACAATACTATCTAATAGATGTTCTCTAAAATCATCCGCTGTTTTAATATCATGATTAAATTCGAAATGTTCTATGGCTAAACCAATTACACCAGCTACTTCATCTACAATATCTGGATCTTCCACTAATTTTTCATAGAAATTTTTTTCCTGATATTCTTCTTTTAGAAAATCTTTAAATCTTTTCATTTGTCCTGTTATTTTTTTTAAATGTTTCGAATCTCATAAATCTGGATTCTTTTATTGGAAATCTTGTGGGCTTCCTTAGTTCAACGGACGATTCGATAAATCTGTTCGTATCATTTGTAGTTACTTGATAATTTTTCAATGTTATCTTTGTGGATTCTAATCTTTCCATGATTATATGAAAAATTTCATCATCCGTCTTTCTTACTACTTCTTCAAAGAATTTTTGAATATCATTAGCATAGTGAATATTCTGTGGGTCATCATCATAAAAATCGACTCGTGGATACCAATCTTGTTTTAAAGAAACAAATTTTCCGTTTTTTACTTTAAACCCGATCAAATGTTCAAGAAGAATCATAATTTTGTGAATATAATTTTGACCCTTATTTACACTTTCACCGACAAAATAAATCTTTTTTATTTCAATCCCGATATTTTTTAGTTCTAATCTCAATTTATTTAATTGATCTGATGTTGTTCTTTGATTTGAACGAGCTGTTAATATACCAATATCAATAGAGGTCGACTGACTAAGATGTTCAATGTTTTTGGTAAGTACTTCTATTTTTGATTTATTTAATAATGTCCTATCAACCAAAGGCATGAAAGAAACACCAAAACGTTCCATATTTTCTGTCTTTGCACGCTTTTGAATTTTCTTACTCAATTCCTCACTAATCCAAAACTTTTGACCATTATAATCTAACGAAATTCCATCTTTTCTATAATGACCTTTCTTAATTAAGGCAAACTCTATGGGTGCCAAAATCAATACGGGTTTATTAGGTTTGTTCTTATCAATAACCCATACCTCTAACTCATTTTCCCACAAAGTATCATCTAAATCAAAAAAAGCTATGTGATTGACCATTTTTATAAGTTGTTAATCGGTTTTTTCTTATATATTAAAAAATGATTCCTGTTTTTTAATATATAAATCAGTAAAAAACAAAGTTATTCAATATGAAGATTCCAACATATAAAGAATTTGAATCTGTTATCAGTAGAGATAAAGATCAAGAAATATTTAATTATAAATCAATGATTAATAATGCATGGCGTTCAATTGTCAAAGAATCACAAGATTTTTATAATATACATTTTGATTTGGAAAACGATGAAACAACTGGTACTAAAAAAACAATTTTAGTTCCTAAGAATTTACGAAAAGATCAACCGATAAAATATGAATTTAATTGTGAATCCTTCGAAGCCGGTGGTGATTGGGAAATGCCTGTATTATATTTCAGAGTAGAATTCACACACGATTATGGTATAGTAAGATATGATGGTAAACATAAAGTTGAGCATGTATTTGATGTTGAAAGAAAATATTCCAGTAATAAACCATATATGATGTTTGATATGCATGGAAAGTGGGTATTAATACCTGATGTTGATAATGGTAATTTTTTAGTAAAAAATGACAATGGTAGTTATAGAGCATATCAAGATGAAGATCTCGTAAAAGAAGGTCTGAAAGACAAAGATGTTTTACCAGACGAAAAGAAAGCTTGGAAATGGTTAGAAAATTTGTTAATAAGATTAGTGAAAGAAAGACATGAAATGTTGGATTCTCCCGATAAATCAGAACCATCTCCAGTGGCTCCTGATTCTAAACAATCAGATAAACCATTGGTTATGGGGGTTGATCCTGTGGCACCAATTTTACCAATTCAACCAGAAATAAAACACACAATGAATATAACACCAAGAGACGCGAACCCAGCTCAATTAATATCACAATGAAAACCTACGAACAATTTATAAATGATAACAAATTGACTTTATATCATGGTACATCATTAAAATATCTTGATGATATTAAAAAAAATGGATTAATAAGTAAAGTAGGATATGACACTAATGGATGGTATATGATGTCAACTGATTTTGAAAGTGCATTATTCCACGCTTTACCGACCAATAAGACTGATATCATTGTCGTAGAATTTACGATACCAATCAAAGAAAATGATTATTGGATTGGATATCCTTATTTATGGAAAGGGGGGAAGAGAACAGATTCATCAACTTGGTACGCATTAATGAAACCAATTCCAAAAAAGTTTATAAAGAAAATACATTATGTTGATTATGATAAATGGTTAGAACAAAAAAATAAAGGGTTCTAATAAAAAAACCGAAATTTCTTTCGGTTTTTCTTTTAAAATTTAGGAAGTTTAAAATTACTTGGATTAAAGTTTTTGGTAAGATTTGATAAATTACCAAAGTTTGGCATTCCCTTTGATTGTTCTCCCTCTTGTTTTTCTCTTTGTTTCTTTTCTTCCTCGTGTCGTTGATTTAAAAAGTTTATATACTCTTCGTATTCATAATAAGGCCAATGATCAATGGTCATTGTTGATTGACGCATTTGATACATGAACTCAAATTTATTTTTGTGTAAACTTGTCAAAGATGTTTGGAATAGAGAAAATACTTGCGGCTCCTTCGGGAAACGTAAACTCACTGTGGACCTCCATGCCACAGGATGGACAAGTAGCTTTGAGTTCCTTGATACCAAATTCCATCTTAGCGACAGCTTGATTCAAGAATTGGAATTCTTCCATTTCCATTTCCTTAAATTCCTTTTCTTTTGCCTTTATACCATCTTCTGTAATTTTTCTTAGATGTACAAGGGTATAAGGAATTATCTTCATGAAGGCAACATTTGGTTTCTTCTTTTCTTCTGATAACTTTCTGATATAATCATAAAAATCTTCCTGTAAACTAATCGTAGGTGGTGCTAATTTCCATACCTTTTTATTGATATTGAAAACGAAAGCTCTTTCATTAGCATCAAAGAAAGGTTTCAATTTTTCATCCATTTCATAATTAACAAATGATTTTGGATGTTCTTTGGATGGTGTTGCACGATATTGTATTTTGAATTCGTGATCACATTCTCCACACTTAACATCCTTAGCCAAATTGACATTCTTTTGAAATGTTAATTCTCTAATCATGAAAATCAAGAAAATTCTATCATTATCCCTGATATCTTTATAAGATCCGATCATTCCATTTGGAAATTTAACACGAACACAACGAGATAACATCTCATTCATCTTTTCAGTAACATCAACTAAATTTTCACTGATAATAGCTGAATAAGCTTGTACTTCGTGTACTTCCGCTGCACGAATTAATATTTTTGTACCCGGCTTATAAAATAATCCAGATGGTAAAGCATTTAAATCAACGGATAAATAACTTAAAAGATCAGTGTTTTCATAATTCAAATCTGTTTCCATATTTGAATCTGGTTGATTCGGGTTCTGTTGTGATGTTTCTTGTTGTAAATACTTTGTTAAAGGATCATTGTTTTTATCAACTTTTGGAAATTCCTCGTTCATTTTGTTGTTATTATTTTTTAAACTACTATTTGTTCTTCTCTGAAATTATATTGTACTTCCAATTCTTTAAGACCACCATCATCCCAATCATAATTTCTTAAACCATATATTCTTTCAAAAATGAAATCTACTAATTTCACTTTATATATCCCTTTACCTATTACATCATGAAATAATATTTCGACATCAATATGTTTATGTAATAAATCAAGAATTGTTTTTAATGGAATTGGATTGCTTTCTTCAGGAATCCAATTAAAATTAAAATACATTACATCATCATCTATTCTATATAAACATTCAGTCAATTCTGGTATTTCAGTTATTTCACCCATGTCATTCTTATAAAAATGAGCTTCCGCTAATTTTTTATAAACTGGCTCCATTATATCTTTAGCTGTTGTAGATTTAAAATGTGGTAATGGTTTAGTTTTTTGTTTATTATTCTTATACCAAATACCACTGTTTTCCTTAGATTCTGGATAATATATTCTTCTAACTATAATACCATCATTATGATATTCAGCTGGTTCTCCAAAGCTATCTATATTAGTTCCAAGTGGTTCTTGATGTACTTTAATCCATTTATCGTTTATCATATATTCTGTTATGATAGATGTACCTCCACTGTGTACCGTTTGTATAATAAATCTTTCAGTATTCATATTCCTCAATATTACTTTCTTTTTATATATTGAGGCAGGTAGGTTCTAAATCTAAAAATTATAATTTAACTGTCTTAATTTCACCTTTTTTCTTTCGATCAACGACATCAAATATTTTCATATCACCATTTTTATCTGTTCCCATATTAAAAGCTGAAATATCATCATAATCCATATCAATCAGTTCAGTTAACATTAATTTCAATTTTTCATGAATTTCTTTATATTCTGGATGTTCATTTACATAATTAACAACCCTATCAGTTTTTAAATATCTCAACAAATCATTATTCCTATGAGGATATATAAATCCAAATTCCTTTTTTATACCAACTAAAAAATTATCTATTTTTACGGCCATCGAAGTATTCACTTTTTCTTCGACAATAAAAAATGTATCATCCCAATATGGTAATCGGAGTTGAGTGATAATATCTGGAAATCTTCCAGAATTTTCTATATGAAAAACATCAAAAACATCAACTATTCCTTTATTTGGATTTTCTTTGACCCAAGACATCGTTTCTGCTTCGCTGGGGTCATTGGTTATCTTTAGAATTTTATTGAATCCTATGTCAATTGCGACCCCATATGCCCCATTTTTGAGTATATTGAACCTGTCATACTTTATGTTCAATTTATCCAAAGCTTGTAAAAATAGATTATGAGATACCGATTCTTCAATTGGAACGAGTTTCTTACTCAATTTTTCATGAAAATATTCTGGTCTAAACTTATTAAATGGAATAACGATTTCATCTTCTTTTCCATTATATAAATCCTTTGAATACCATATAGCATCATATTCAGAATTAAATTCGTCAGACACTTCTTCCATTAAATCTTGAACTTCACTTTCCTTATAACCATTATTGAATTCTCTATATAAAAAATAAGTGAAATTATTCAAAATTCCAATTGGTGGATCTCCTGATGATTGATAAATAATTTTCAAATTTATCCATGTTTGAACAATTTCTTCCCAATTTAAATCTTCAAATCTTGAAACTAATTCTCGTAAAATATCATTTAAATGGTCTTTATAATTATTTTTGTTTATGAATAATATTTTTGAATTCTTCGGTAATAAATAAACATATGTGTTTTTTCCAAACCTTTTGGAATAAGACTTGATTGAAGAGCAATAAATACCAGTTCCCAATGGATTATAATATCTACCATCTCTATTTTCTTCTGGTTCTTTAAAAAAATCAGAATTTGTAGAATGATATAGAATATAACTATTTTTATTTTCGAATTCTTCAAAAAGCCTAATCATGTTTGTATATATTAAAAAATTTTTTTATGTCGGTGAAATTATATTCAATAGAAGGATTTTTACACTCTAAACTTTTTATATATAAGAATAAAAAATTAATCATGTATTATATTTACATATATTTAGATCCATTAAAGCCCGGAAATTATTCTTATCAAGATTTTTTCTTTAACTATGAACCATTTTATGTTGGTAGAGGAAAGAACAATAGATATAAGGTTCACATTCAAAAATATAAACTAAATTCAAAAAATAACAAAAATTCAAGAATTAAAAATATCATGGGAAATAATCTAAAACCAATTATATATTTTTCTTCAACTGGAATCACATTTGAAAATTCTTTAATTTTAGAAAAAGAGGCAATTTTAAAAATTGGTAGAGAGAAATTAAATACCGGCCCATTAACAAATTTAACATCAGGAGGTCAGGGTGTTCTTGGTATGACATTATCTGAGGAATCAATAAACAAAATGAAAAACACTTGTTTAGAAAGAGGTATTTACAAAAAATTTTCAGAAAACATGAAAGGTGATAAAAATTCAATGAGTGGAAAAAAATGGCATCGAAGTGATAAAGGAATATTAAATTTCAAAAATAAAATGACAGGAGTTTCACCATTAATAGGGAAAACAACTTCCGAAAAAAGAATGATATTCAATAAAACAAGTGAAACATTAAAAGGTCATCAATGGAGCGATATAGAAAAAGAGAAAAGAAAATTAGGTATGGAAAAAGTATGGAAATATAGAAAAGAAAACAATATAACCATAGATAGAAATACTTTTATTAATGTTAAAATTATTGATATTTCGAAAAATGAAGAATTATTATTTCAAACAATAAAAAAGGCAGCTGAATATTTAAATGTTCATCCCACTACTATTAAAAGAAGATATGAGAATAATAAAATTGTTAATAATATAAAAATACAATTAATAACAAAATAAAAAAAATTATTACCATTTAGAATCTTTCTCTTTCTTAAATACCTTTCTTCTCGCCCAAACGAATTTTATTTCAGAATGTTGTGTTTTCAAATATTCCATATCCCCTCTACCAAATTCTGAACTAATAGAAATTTTGGTGATATACTTTTTGATACCTTTCATTTCATCCCCAACTACCCTTTCTTCTTTTTCTTCAGGTATTCCGTAATCGTAAGGCTCAAATTTCCATTCTTTACTCATTCTGTCGTAATCGAACGCCATTCTCACTTTATATCTATAATCATCATCTCCCATATATTCTATATCCCATAAATCAGGATTCCAAGTAAATGATATGTTTTCATATCCACGACCATAATTAGTATGTTCACCAGACATTAACGCATCATCAGATAATATACCAAGAAGTGAATTTAAACTCTCTGTGAAGTGATATATTGTTTTCTTATTGTTTACAAATTCTTCGAATAACTTTAATCTCATATTTCTTTAAAGGATATTATTTTTTCTCTAACTGGATTGAATAATAATATGTTCTGAATTCCATCTTCAAAAAGAATTACTCCCTCATATTGTTGTTCCAACCATTTAAGACAACCTTCCTCTTTTTCTATTGCAAACCAAGTATTATTAAGATTATATAATTTCTCAGGAGTATCAATTATGTAACTGTCATCATCATCCGCATAATCTTCAATCTTATCTTCAAGTGGATTAAATTTGTTTATTAATTTAGTACAATCATCAATATTTTTTGTGTCGAATAGGTTCAAATTGGATTTAAGGATAACTTCATATAATTTACCATTCTCTATTCCTCTCCATTCACCACAATATTCAATTGCAAATCCCTTACTGGTAGAAAAAAAAGTACCATTGGCCTCTTTACCAACGGATTCAAAATTATGTTCAATTGATGTACCATGATAAACAGTAGTAGGATATTTACCCTTACTTCCATTAATGAATTCTTCAAATAGTGTAATCATGATGATATATATTAAATAATGAGCACAAAAAAACCAGATTCGTCTGGTTTTTCGTAACTACTTGATAATCAGTAATTTTTCAGTAATATAGGTCGTTCCAGTAATCAACGGCGAATGAGGCGGTTAAAGTTTGAATATCACCAGTTGTCCAATCGTGTTCTTCCCAACCAGTAAATGCTACTATCCAAGCGTTTATCCAGTTCACACGTCTTACAACTCTACCCTCACGGTCATGAACATCAATTGTTACAAGATCTGATTTAAGATTTCTCTTATAAGACAATTGACCTGTTTCATTGTTCCATACTAAATCGTACCAATCCTTTAACATACGGAATACAAACACTGAGTTTGAATCTTTATGTTGGTTAAGGTTGAACTGCATATCTGTTTTTGTGATAGATGTAGATTCTGGAGTTGTAGGATACAAACGAGTTGAATATTTGAATCTCTGAGTTTGAACAGCTAAATCAGGGTAAATCGGTAGACTAACCTTAATAGCGTTTTCCAACAACAAAGCTGTAGCGTTCGGATGAACTGCTTGTAAGGCTGTTGGTAATGTTATACGGACTTCGAACAAATTTTTATAAATCGGTTCGTGTAAATCTGTCGCGGTTGTTACATTCGTAAAATGTGATAGTGGCATATTCGTTATCTTATTTTTTATTATATATTAATGTTTAAAACTGGATTTTTTAATTTTCAGTTCTTTTATTATTATATATTAAAGTAGGTTCGTTTCCATCCTTATATATTAATTTTCGATTCAACAAAATTATATATACAGACATGATAACGAGCTTTCAGACATTCGAATCGAAAAATATCTCACAACGATTAATAAGAGGAGTTGGTAAGAATATCGGTAGTGCTGTTGATTTATATGGTAAGGGATTATATTTAACAGATTCAGAAGAAGTGGCTAATTTTTATGGAGATCAAATACAGACCTTTGAAATAAAAGGAAAAATATTTGATGTTACCAAAGACTTTACGAGGGGAGAAATCAAACAAATTTGTCAAATGATAGATGTTGTATCTGATACTAATGCTGGTTCTGTTTTTTATCAAAATATCATTGATTATAATGATGGGAAAATTCCAATTGATACCGATGTTGATTATAAATCGATGGTTCAAGCGTTATCAAGTAATTATAATTTATATACTACATTAAATAAAAAAGGCGAATTAACAAACTCGTTTAATCCAGATGCCAATATAGCAACTGTAATCAATAAAGCTTTATCTAAACTCGGTTATATTGGAGTGAAATATTCTACATCAGACATTGACGATTTAGAAGATAATAATTTAGGTAACAGAAACGCTTATGTTATTTTCGATCTTGATAAGGCTAAACATATTAAGGAACATAATATATTCGAATCCAATGAAAATAAAAGGTTATTTTATCATGCCACTAAATCTGAACATTTACTTGATATTGTAAAAAGTGGATTATTACCGAATATGGACAGAAGAACAAATTGGAAAGGAGAATTGGGAGAATGGAGTAAAGGGAAAGTTTTTGTAACTGAAGATTTTAAAACTGCCCGTTTTTATGGTTGTGAAATGAATGTCAGTGATGAGAATCATGATCCATCTTGTACTAAATTCATACCCATTTTAAGAATTTGGATCAACAAAGACGAATTGACAAGAGACGAAGAAACAACTTGTGATTGGTATAGTACAAAACCAATAATTGGTGAGTTTGAAATTTATCTTGACGGCCCTTGGGAAAAATTAGATTTGAAATTAGCCGAAGAAATCAGTCAGGGGAAATGGGATGAATATGAGGAAAATGAAGGATTAATTTCAACAGTTCCAACGAAAAAGGTATTTAAAATTTTAAAAAGAAAATTCCCAGATTATTATATTGGTCTTGTTTCTGCTGGTGAACAGGGTGAAATTGAAATAAGTGCAGGTAGAAAAGAATATGTTACAGATATAAAGGAAATAGAAAGAATTTGTAGACAAACAGGATGGTATATATCACATGGTAGAAAAGACGGTGATGTTTATAAGTTCGATGAAACTTTTCCTGAACAACCATTCGATGAAGTCAATATAAAGCAAATATTTGACACAACAAAGGACATATACAACAAACCAAGTATAATGTATCATGTTACACCGAAAAGGAATGTAGATAAAATACTCAAAATAGGATTAGTTCCAAAACACAAAGATAAATTAGTATATCATCCAGATAGAATATATTTGACTGATGAATTGGAATTAGCTTGGGGATTGAAAAAAGAATTTGAAAGAATCGAAAAAACCGAATGTGAAATACTAAAAGTATCAACAAAAGATTTAGATATAAAACTTTACTCTGATGTGGATGCTCGTCAATTTGGATATTATACTATGGAAAACATACCACCTCAGTTTATATCCATATTACCAGAATCAGAATATAGAAAACACTGGAAAGGAATTCAGGAAGAAACAAGATTCGAAAAAACCGAAAAACAAATTAAGCAATATCAATTTCTTAAAGATTTAATTATTCGAAAAGGGAGAGTTACAAATTGGCATCAGAATGATGATTTTTTAGATTTTTGTGATAATTTTTATCCAGATAAATCAATTAAAATTAGATATGTTCAGAAACAATTTTATAAAATTATGAAAATATTAGTTTTAGATGGAATTGCGGATGAACCAATGAGAATAGGATTGGGAAGAGGTTCAAGATATAGTGAACTTGGAGCGAGAACTCAAACATCATGGAATTTATCTCAGACATATAAAAAAAAAGAGAATGAGAACTTCGTTATAAAGAACATAGACTTTATCAACAATACTCAATCTATTATTGTAAATAAACCAGAGTATATCATTCTCAAATGGGATGAATGGGAAAAAAAAATAAAAGAAAATTTTAACAATTCTGAAATCTGGTATCATGGATCAGATGATAAAAATTTAGGTGAATTTGATTATAAACCAATTTTTTTCACAAAAAACAAAGAATATGCAAAAGGTTATGGAAGAATAGTAAAACCATACTATTTAGATATTAAGAATCCTTTTGATACCAGAGATGAAAAAGCATTAAAAATATATCAAGAAGAATTCATACCTTGGGCTCAAAAATATAAATACACCAAAGATGATGATAGGTATAAAGTGGAAGATTATGATAAAGAAGGTGTTTCATTTTTAACAGCTGATTTGTTATATACCTTTTTAAGAAAGATGAAAAGGGAGGGGAAAGATTACGGATATGATGGGGTTATTGTAAATGAAAATTTTTCTATTCAAAATGGTGATAATGAATACTCGATATATCCACTATCATATACACAAATTAAAGAAGTAAAAGGTGTTAAAGAATTTTAAAATATTTGAATCTAGCATAAATAAACAATGGTTTTATCATGCCACCAAAATAGAATACTTATCATCTATTTTTAGAAATGGATTAACACCAAATACTGAAAAGAAATCAAATTTTGAGGCAAGTCCAGATATACAATATAGTAAAAATAAGGTTTTTGTGACAGAAAGTTTTCAAAGGGCACTATTTTATGGATCTATTATAAATAAAGATACAAATGATTTTATACCAATATTAAGAGTTCAATTAAATAAAAAAGAACTCCAGCGTGATTATATTGGAGAATCCTATGATTGGTATTCAGAAAAGAAAATAGATGGTCCTTTTGAAATTTGGAACGATGAAGATGAATGGTTAAAACTAACAGAAGATTTAGTTGAAACCATAGAATGTTACGATGCTATATCAGTAGTAAAAGAAGGATATTCCAATGTTAATGGACTCACACAAATTATAAGAGATAAAATTGATACCAATTGGAATCGAATTATTAAAAGAGAGGGAAAAACTAACTTCACATTTAATTTTCAAGATCCACAGGATAAATCCACCAAATCGGTAATTGTAAAATTTGATCCAATATCTCGTGAAAATTTTATGACACTTAATGTAACGGGTTATGATTATAAAGTTGTAATAAGTACCAAAGATATAAGGGATTTAGAAAAATCAAAAAACAATTTAATTGGATCTCTCGTTCATGAATTAACTCATATTAGTCAAGAATTCAATAAGTTTCATAGTCATGAATTCAAAATCAGAAGAATACAATATAAAGAAAGATTAAAAGATAATCCAAAATTAAAATATAAGGACTTCTACGATTTTCACCATGATGTTTATGAAACCGAAAAAGAGGCCGTAATGATGAAATTATTTGAACTTTTAAGAAGGAAAGATTTAGACAGATCAATTAATTTTTGCTATGATAATTCTGAATATTTTGATTTATATTCTTATAAAAAATTAGTAAACAAATCATATTTTTATGGGGTTAATATAAACGATTTTAATTTATTTAGAGAAGAACTAACAAAGATGCTATATGAGATGATAAATAAATTTATGAATGTTGGTGATGATTCAAAATATGACCTAATAAAGAAATGTTATTTTCTCGGTAAACAATTCAATATAAAAATGAGAGAAAAGATTCTCACTTTATATAACTCATTTAAACTTGATGAACCTAATTCATATCTCAATTATAATGTAATAAAATCAGAAATCGATAATATGAAATCTGATAGATATTTTTTATAATTTTAATTCTATTATTGAATAAGGTGGCATATTATCGTATGTATAATAAGCATTGATCGTTGGTTGATATTTAGGGTCATCAAAAAGCTTTATATTCTTTAATGTTTTAACATCTATTTTTAAAATCGTAAAATCTGATAAATCTTTAAAATCGATATAATCCCAGCAATCATCTAAACTATCAAATAAATATATTCTTTCTGGATGATTTTCTATGTATTTTTTGGATTTATTTATAAGTCCTTGTTTCAATATTTTTTCAAGATATTTGTTTTCTGTTACATGATATAAAAATTCTGGAATATGACCCGATTCACTATCAAATCTTTTGTTTAAATATAATATAAAATTAATATTGTTCAGAAATATTGAAATATCAACATCACCAATATAAACTTTGTTATCTATTTTATAATTGGATATGTAATATCCAGTTTGATTTAATAAATTAGAAAGAAATTTAAAAAAGGTTTTTCTTTTATACAAATCATTTTCGTTAATTTGAAGAATCACTCTGTCTTTTCCAACATATAAATCACAAAAACCATTTATGTTATATTTTTTAAGAATATTATTTAATTTGTCTATAAATACATTATATTCGACAGACATAATAAGACCTTCATTCAATAAATCATAATTAAACTCGTTTAATTTTTTTTCTTTTAATAATTCTAAAAATCCGTACATATTAAATATGTTTTTTGGTATATATAAATTTCATACTTCCACTATCATAGATACGATATATTTTTCTTTCCAACATTATCTCTCTTTCTGTTTTATTTGGGTCATATCCTTGTTTTATTAATAAATCTTTTCTGAATAAAAATCTATATTTTCTAATTCCATCTATAATATAGTAATAGTTCGGTTTCGTTTTATGTACTAAATCAAATCCTAATTGTTTATATAATTCCCCTTGACTCCATGAACGATCAGCATAACTTACGATTTCAACTGGATTATAAATATCCACGAAATATTTAAACAATTTAGAAGCTGCCCCTATAACTGAGGTATTCAATTTATTACAAAATCTTAACATTTCATATGAATCTTCTTTACTTTTTGTTCCCATAGATTTTCTCTGTCTACCAAAAGTCATCAATGACATCAATTCATTGTTATAAAATAACCCCAATTTAATTTGACCACCTATAAATCCCTGTAAATGATTCTTATCAAGAAAATCTCTCACTATTTTATTATCATTTATTTCCTTAATTATACATTTTCTGCCATATATTTTATTTGAAGTTTTACCAAGTAAATTTAATATTCTCGATTTAACAATATCTTGTTTATATATCCAATCATCTTGATAAACATGAATTAATTTAATATTGAATTTTTCTGATAATTCTGTTTTTTCTAAATGGAAATTATTAGATTTATATAACTCATTGTGCCAATATACTCCATTAAATTCAAATCCTAATTTCAAATCGGGTAAATAAATATCTATTTCTTTACCTATCACATTTCTATCATTATATAATATTTCTTTATCGTAGAATTTTTGAATATATTCTCTAAGTTGTAATTCTTGTCCACTATTAGTA